CGTTTCTAATATCTCTAGGATTGATCACATAAGAGATACCATTACTGGTTCTATAATAAACTCTGAACGAACCTTTTGGTAAATTTCCAAATGTGCCGTCACTGAAGATAAGGCTTATTCTATCACCAGCTCTGGTAATCACTCCGTAGATATTTCTAATGGTTTTCTTAAGGCTGTTATAGATAACATTGTTACCTTCCAATGCAGGCACTTTATCCCAATATTCAGTTTCTAATCCGTTTTGATCTAAACGATACAACCATACGTCGTCGTTGTTAATATTAATTGCATCAATGTCTATTGATTCATTAGTAGCTGGTTGGTCAATAGTGAACACGCCTTGGTTTAAAAGGCCTTGTCTAAAGTGAAGGAAGAATCCTGTATTGCTAGAACCGTTGCCTTTACCGTCGTTTCTATATAAGAATGCCAAACGGTTACCGACCAATGGAGGTTCTTCTACTATTGTTCCATCGCTCAATCCGGTCGAAACAACCTCAAAGGTCATATTTCGGCCGTCAACTGTCTTGCTAAATCCATATACTGGAACGTCAGTGTTGCTTGACTGAAAACGATATTGTTCGGTAGGAATTCCGTAGACAGTATCTTTGTCGTCTGGATTCCCAAATTGTCTGCTTGACGGTAGGGCCGCATTGACAACTTTAATAAATTGATCGTACCAGTTTGAATTAGCAGGGTCGTTCCAACCCACTACCTGCCCTGATAGATTTCTGCCGTTGGAGTCATAGACGTTTTCTGTGGTGGATACTGTGGTAAATTTTAAAAGTCCCGATCCTGCTAGGTTTCGTTTAGCATTGTAACTTAGAAGTCTTGCAAGACGAAGAATGCTTTCTCGTCTTTCTGATAATTCTAAAAAGTTATCTCTAGCATTTAGGTCAGTTCTAAAAGCTAGACTCTGTCCAAGGAAGGCAATTAAATCAATTAAGGCTAGATATTCAGAGCTCTCAATGTAATCATTAAAGTCTTCTGGGTAATTTTCTCTAATATATTGGATCATTACCCTACGTAAATTTTCAAAGTCGTAGCTTTGGAAATCCGCATTTCTGAAACTTTGATATATGCGTTTCCAATCTTCTGCTACGAGTAATCTATTTTGTCTATCAGTTGCTGACATACGCTCTTCCCGTTTATATGGTATTTAGCGTAATTTATTATGTGCGTACTTAATTTAATAAGCCGTTAGCTTGATCGAATTTAAATTGCAGTGCTTCTTGTATGTTGTAGGGCAAGTAAGTTAACACACACTCCACTTGTATTCCGCTTTCGTAGGTTGTTATAATAATCTGATCAACCTTAACCCTAGGGTCGTAATTGATGATCGTTTCTACGTTCTGTTTAACAAGATTTTTAAGTTCTTCGGTTAGTGGTTCAAACAAAATATCCCAAATTATTGTACCAAATGTGGGATTTTCTAGTCGCTCGCCTTGTCTAATGTGAAAGTGATTAATAATGTCCTGCTTAATTAATGCAAGATCATACAAAGAAAAACTTTCCGAATCAGCAGAAACTGTGCTAAAACCTTTATATGTTTTAGTCCCGGGCATAGTTTGAGCCTGAGAAGGACCCTTCACAGTAATTTTATCGTATAGTTTTGAATTAGCTGACATAGTATAGTATTTACTCTTGCTGTTCTTCCTCTTCTGGACCCTTTAATTTTTCGAAGGTATCGGTGTTAGTAGTATAGAACGCCCAGTAATCAGGTACTGCTATTGCTTCCGACGTTTCTCTATCTGTTTTTTCTGGTTTTACTGCCAACGGATCTAGGTTTTCATGGTGCGGCCAAGGTTCGTGTGTTGGCATGCGTTTTACTATTGTTTTAATAGGTTCTTCTGCAATTATATAAGAAAGTGTTTCTGATTCTGCATCTTCTACAATATCTTCAAGATCGTGTGTAGATAAGAAAACAGCAGGAGTTGCAGTGGCTGCGGCAGGCCCGTTCATGTCAATCCTAGAAGCTGTTTCAACATGATTACCACCACTCTTAATGTTAGTGTCGCCGCCGGCAGTTAGGTTATTATCACCTCCAGTTGCAACATCAAGGCCTCCAACTGTGGTTATTTTTCCGTCGCCTTTAACTACTAGATTATAATCTGCGCCAACGTCAGTTTGAAATCTTTCTGCTGATTTTAAATTGATATTTCTGCCTGCTTCAAAATTAATATCTCTATCAGCATAAAAATTAAAATCTTGTTTGGTTCTTATGCTTATACTATCTTCGGCATAGATATCAATTTTTCCATCGCTAGATAATTCAATCCAAGATGTTCCCCGGCTGTTTCCAATATAAATCAAATCTTCGCTGTTATGTAACAGTATTTGATGGCCGGTCCTTGTTCTCAGACGAATTAATTCGTTATGTGGAATAGTAACATTGCCGTCATCTTGATCTTGCTCGACTGCCGCATAATCTGGAGGGCCTTCAGTAGCGGGTGTTTTTCTTAAGAATTTGTCATCACCGTCATCCATAACGAAACTAGATCCACCTAGTCTACTTACAAAAGCATTAGCAATTTTATGTTCTGATTTACCGATCTTACCTTTTTTAGATTCAGGTTGTTTATCTACCGGTCCGGGCGTACTAATTCCAAATACTGCACTAGGAACTTCTCGCCTTGCGCTTGAGCTAGTAATCCCTCTAATATCATCTTCTAACAGTCCTTGCTGATCTAAGACTTTAGTGAACGGGTGTTCTGGCTTAGGTAGCTTAGTAGGATCAAGAGCAACGTCTTGTATAACTTTATTATATTCTCCTACAGGAATACGTTCTTTTAAAGATTCTTTTGTATCTTCAACTACAAATTTTGTTGCCGCATACCCGGGCATCATAAAATTCATATTTGTGTCAGGAACACAGCCTATCCAGTATCCTTTCTTAGGATCACCGTCGACAAATAGACAAAGAACAATAGTTCCTACATCGGGTGGTACCATCCACATGCCGTATGATTTTTGTGTATTATTATAATCGTCAGTTTCTGAGCCGACATAGTCAACACTGGTTACACCGTAGAATGGACTAAGGTATTTTACAACACGTAACTGCCCTTCTTTGTCTTCGTCATTACCTACTTCACGTAGTAGTTGAACTTCTAAAGAACCCATGTATGTAGGGTCGAGGTGGCTTACTACTTTTGCTAGGAATGGACCAGGGCGGCTATCGCCCGCGGCATCTGCTGATAATCTTTGTTCTACTGGCATATTATATGTCCGACCAATATGTATCGCCGGTTTCGTCGTTGATCTTCCAACCCGGCATTAGATTACCTTCATCGTCGTAGGCTACACCGAATCCTGCTGGTGCTTCAACTGGCGCGGCAAATGTTGGCTGTGCTTCGGCGTCTGGATTATCCTGGCCCGGTATTCTAACTAGACTTAGCGTCTGTTTGAATGTTCCTTTATTGAAAATGCTTTCGATTTGAAGGACTCTAAATAGACCGCTGAATTGCTGTACAGGTCGTGTGTCTCCAAAATTATAAAATCCAGTTTGTTGATTAATATCTATTGGTGTTCTAAAATTAACCGTGATATAAACTTCCCCGCTTTGATAATCAACTTCTCCGTCTGAAGTCATATTTTGAAAGTTAGTTGCAGTTGCAGAATAATTGCCCATCCCGCTTGTAGCAATATAATATGGATCACCAAGGATCGTTAAATTTAAATTAATCATGTCAACGCCGTTGGTTGCAAGATCGTGGAACTGTCTGGCTGCAATAGAGGCTGCATCGTCATAGCCGCCGCCACCAAGACTATAGTTGCTAGATTCTATTTTATCTTTTCTAACCACTGACGGTGTTTGTTGAGTGTCTGGAGATTGTCCTTCGGGAGGTTCTTGATTAGCAGTTTCTCCTGAGGTTGCGGCAGCGCCAGTTTTTTTCTCAAGCTCTTTACCTTCGTTATTATCTCCGCTGTCAGCATGTAACGCTCTATAGAAACCCGCTTTAAATTCAATAGAAAAGTCAAGAATGTCTAAATTTTTTCCTGTATAGATATAATTGTATTCTTTTAAACTTTGTTTTTTAGCATTTTCTAAACCGGGTTTTGGTGCGTTAGGAGGTAAAAATATTGATGCATCAACTAGATAAGGTACTACCCTATACACAACAATTTTAGGTTTAAGACCGGTCTTTTTAAGATTTTCTTCAGTTGGAGTATTGAACACCTGTGTTTCTACTCTCCACCAAACTACTTGTCCTTCTGGAGTTAACTGTGCTTCTTTAAGTGCATTTCTTCCATAGTCACTCATTAGAATGACCTGATTAATAACGTTAACTACGCTGACGCCTTGGTTAAATTTAAAATCGCTCTTGCTAGGATCGATAGTGATATTTCCACGTTTGTATGTTCCAGTTTTTTCATCGTAAGAAACATTATCCTTAGCGAACGGAGTGTCGCCTTTTCTGTACAAGTTGAAGCCCATGCTAGCAAGACCAATCGGATTAACCTGAGATGCATCTGTTCCTTGTACTAATGTCGAATTTTTTCCGCGGCCTACTCCCAACTTTTGGTATACAGATGCAGATTCTGCATCTCCTGGATTTACCGTAGCAGATTTGTCGTCTGATTCGCTTTCTGTATTTGTAGCAGGCGATGCGCTGGACGCTAGATCAGTTGGAAATAAGATAATAATTTGATCAGCTACGTTAACATCTTTACGTTTTACTTCTTGTTGTAATTTGTCGTTTAAAACTTTCTGAAGACTCTTTTCTCCAGTTTGTAGCATATCTTGTACGCTTGAGCCTGAAATGTTTACGTCTGTTTTAAGCTGAGAATATGATGTTGAGAAACCTTGTTCATTCCACGGATATGCTTCAACATCGTATTCGCATCCTTTGCCAGTAACACGCATTCCGATCTCTCTTAATTTCAAAGGAATGTGCTTTGTAGTTTTATCTATCTGTACATTTTGCAATGCGGCGTCAACATGACCTTTAAATTCTATGGTTAGTAAAAGTGGTATGTCTAGATAATTTTGATGTCCTGCTACCAAGGCAGCGGTCTGCACTGATTGGAAGAACAATCCCATACTATAAGGTTCAGTTATTTTAAAAGATACACCTGTTGCGTTAGTGTTACCTGTAGATTTTTCTAATCCAACGCTTGAACTAATCTTAACGTTATCTAAGAAAAAGTCATACTTGCCATAGGCAGTAGGAACAAGGTCGCTAGTTGGTGCGCCACCAGCCGATCTTAAAATTAACGGACCGTATTGACCTTGTTTATATGTTTCATCTGGAAAATTTAAACTAACATCATCTAATACACTCAGAGTAAAGACATAGTTGTATGTAGAATAATTGTGTAAAATATTTGGAAATGGAGGTTCACCAGGAACGCTTACCTTGTTTTTAAAAGCATCTAAGGCTTTTAATAAATCTAAATCTTTTAATGCACTCAGAGCTTGTTGTGCCCCTGACAACACACCGGCTGGTGCGCCGGGAACTAGAGATCCAACGTTAGTCAATCCGCTGGCCGCGCTTTTTAAAACCGAATCTGCGCTACTGGCTAATGAGCTGATTCCTGACGCCGCTCCGATATCGGAAACAACTTTCCTAACCTGCGTAGTGGCGGTTGTGGCAGCAGAACTTATCTCGTCAAAAAACCCCATTTTACAATCCTAACACTTTTTTAAGGCTATCGCCTTTAGGTATGTATATTTGCACACCTGGAACAAAATCATAAATTGGATCTTGTATAACATCTAGATTTCGCTGAGTGAATACCCACCAAAGTTTTGAATCTCCGTAAAGGTCAAATGCTAGCAGATCTGGTCTATAGGTATACTGCGATTCGATTGTATAAAGATAATCATCAGATTCGGCGCTGACAGGACGGATCTTTAAAAACGATAGATAATCTTTTACTGTTTGTGTATTGGCCCAAGGACTAGAATTTTTATAGACTGCCATTATAGATATCCTACATTGTTGTTAAGATAACCGCCTTGAACGAATGTCTGTAGATTAAAATTACGCACACTTTCTCTACTGTAGACAGGCTGTACTGTTACTGATATCGTGCTCTTAGTTGGTACATGGCTTGGTCCAGAAGTTACTGAACCAAAAATTCCTGATGTTCCTCCACCTAATAATGATGACACACCATTAATAACGCCCGATGCCGCAGAGATAGCCCCAAGTGTTTGTGCGGCTTTAGCTGATCCGATCGCTCCAGCGATTCCGGCCAATTGTCCAGCAGTGGAAGAAATCCCCGCCAGTGATATGCCGCCACCAGTTCCGCCGCCATATCCAGATAATGCTCCAGAACCTGCTGTGGTTGAAATATAATTTGCATCCTGGGGTAATTCAAGATCAAAACTCTTTACTACTACAGGAATATTTTTAAACACATAATCACCGTATCCATTCAATAAAACAATAGGAGGCGGGTTACCAGAAACTGCATCGTCACCGGTAAACATTTTAGTCACAGATCTAAGATAGTGTACTACACCTAACCAGTATTGCGCTTGAACCGCGTCCTCTACGTGGAAGGGGCCGCTGATAGTTATCGAATCTACACGACTGTTCTGATAGGCTAAAAATTGATAGTTTTGATGTGTAATTGGAATATCTTCATAACTAGCAGTACTGGCAATTCTCATCGAAGGAGTATAAGGGAAAACTAGTCCGCCGGCCTGCACAAGTGGCTGAAGTACCGGGCTTGACGAAAACGAAGAAATAGTAGGAATACTTAATCTAACTCTCCAATCATTGTTAGCATCAGCACCAACAAACTGTGCTCCTGCACTAGCTATCTGGCTAGCTATGTTTCCGCCAGTAGGAAGGCTTGCGCTTCGTAATGCACTGATCAGTGCTCCAGGATTGGATAAATTATTAAGTGCTCCAGCAACCCTACTTACTGTGCCGGCAACAGATCCAAAGGCACCTAAGGCCTGCCCGGCTGCAGAACCAACAGTTTTTGCGGCTGAAGCGATTGAACTTAATCCTGTACCAGCGTCAAATAATGCCATATGGACTCCTTAATATGTTTATTTAGTTGACAAAATTAAGTGCATAGTTTATAATTCTGAAAAGAGGTTTGACTAATGACAAAAACAAATTACCTAAACAACAAAGACTTACTAGACGAAATACACAAATCAAAGAACACTTACTGTTCATTTACTAAGCCCGAATATCATCAATACGATATTATCCTGCCAAACGTAGATAAAATCAATATTCGAACTATTGCAGAAGCCAAGAGAAATCAAGCAAAACGGCTTAGCCAAGCGGCCTACGAAGCAAGAAAAGCCGCAGGCGAAAAGGTAAAACAAGCCGATTGTGAAATCGATTACAAAAAAATTAATAAACAGGATCTAGTTTTTAGAATTATGACTTTTGATCATATTCCCCTAAATTCGACTAGAAAGAAAAACCCAAAGACCATAGCAGATGGTAGAGATAAAGTAAATTTCCCCCCTTTCCAACATTGGAAATTTAATGACGACGACATCCTAGAGTGTGTGGGCAAGAGTCATTGGAAGGGTTCTATAGAAAAGGGAAAATTTTCCAAAGATCACGGGCAAATTACAAATACCCTAGCTCGCATGTATATCAAATTATGTGAACGCTATGCTACCCGTGGTAACGTTCGTGGGTACACTTATAATGACGAAATGCGTGGACAAGCAATCTTACAGTTAACGCAGATTGGTCTTCAGTTCGACGAATCGAAATCTAATAATCCGTTTGCGTATTTTACTGCGGCCGTGACTAACAGCTTTGTTCGAATCATCAATCTAGAAAAGCGCAATCAGATCATTAGAGACGATCTACTAGAAATGAACGGAATGAATCCAAGTTACACTAGAACCAGCCAAGGCGAATACGAAGCGGCAGTCAAGAGATTTGAAAGCCAAGATGATTGACCATTTTTGGTTTAATATCTATACTGTAGAGATGGAGATTTATCAGTGAGTAATCTATTTAAAAAAGCCGCATGCTTCACAGACATACACTTTGGATTAAAATCCAACAGTTCTGTACACAACCAAGACTGCGAAGACTTTGTAGATTGGTATATTGCAAAAGCTAAGGAGGAAGGTTGTGACACAG